TCCAGAATATGCTCAATGCGATTCAGGCCGGTATCCTGACCAGCTCCACCAAGGAACGGTTGGAGCAGCTGGAGGAAACCAAGCGTGAGCTTGAAGCCCGCATTGCAGAAGAAAAGCTGGCGAAGCCGAAAGTCACGGAGGAGTTCATTCGTTTTTGGTTGCTGCGGTTCCGCAAGCTGGACATGAGCCTGAAAGACCAGCGGCAGGCACTGGTGGACACCTTCATCAATGCGATTTACCTGTATGATGATAAGGTTTTGATAACCTTCAACTATAAAGAAGGAACACAGACCGTCACCTTTGGGGAAGCGGCAGAAGCCGCATCAAAGGGAAATGGTTCGGATTTGGATTGCTTTACTGCACCAAGAAAAACCAGTACACAATGTGTACTGGTTTTTCTTTTTCGGTGCGGAAAAGGACTTGAACAGGGCGGCGGCGCGCAGCGCCGTAAGCAATCAGCCCGGTGGGCTGTTGCTTAGCCCGCGGTTCCCAACCCGTAGGAATGTCTACCGGGAGGCAGACTGTCCACTGTCTTTTTTGTTTTACATGGCAGTTTCCCTTTAGCAGTAACTGCGGATAAGAGGACTTGAACAGCAACGACGACGACCGCAGCCAGCGGCTGAAACAGGGAGGAGTTGTTGGGGCCGCGTTCTGATTTTTCAAAGCCCTGCCAAGGGGCTGCGGGAAAATCAGCTAACGCAACCCGTTGCTGTTGCTTAGCCTGCGGGTCCCAATCAATAGGAATGTCTATCAGGGGTGTACCCATTTTGTACCGGTTTCTTTTTGTGCGAGGGAGCAGACCTCGAACAACACTATTTATTATATAAAAGAAAGCGCGATGAATTCTGAGAACTCATCGCGCTTTTTCTCTTATGCGGGTAGTGGGGGTCGAACAATAAAAAATGATTGAGTGGCGTCAAAAACATATCTGCAACGCGCCTAAACACTTGCTAAAAAGGTAGTGCGGTTGGTTTGTAGCCCATGTATTTTGCTACGTTTACAAAAAAGAGTGTTACCAAATGTGTTACCAGAATCACCCTTGAGCCTTCCTGAATGCCGCGGTGGTAGCGGCAGCAAGATCTTCCCTCTGACCGTCAAGCTCGTGTCGATACACTCCGGCAGTGTCCATGTTCTTGCTGTGACCGACCAGCATCTTCAGCTGGCTGTCGGTCAATACGCCTGATTCAATGCTGACGAAAGTGTGCCTCATCTCATACAGCGTGACCTGAGGCTCAATGCCATTGTCACGCTGGTACTTCTTCCAGCGCTTGGATAAAGCCCTCTGGTTCGGGATCTGGAACAAAGGGGTGGTATAGTTCAGCGGGATATCGGAAGCCTTCAGCAAGGCCACCTGCGCTTCGTAGGCCTCATGGGCTTCCTCGCCCATGTCAAATGAGCGAATGGCGTTTTCGTTCTTGCCGGTGGTTTCCTCATCCAACCGGTTGATGCTGCGGCGCAGATTGACCGTGTTCCCTTTGATGTCACCATACCAGAGCCCCACAAGTTCACCCGGGCGTACACCTGTAGCAACTGCAAACCGGTAGGCATAGATATACTCGTCAAAGACCAGCTTGCCATAGTAAAGGCGGGTGTCCACATCAAACAGAACTTTCAAAGCGGTCGGCTGTAAAATCTTTTTCTTCCCCATGCGGGCATTCTTCGGGATAGACAGCTCAGGGAACATCGTACTGTACCTGTTCCGGCGGCACCATTTCAAAAAGCTGATCTCCGTTGAGCGGATCGTCATAATGGTCTTGCGGCTCAAAGGCTTGTCGCTTGACCTACGCTGACGCTCCTTTTTAAGGCATCGCTTTTTGAAAGACATATTGATGGCCTTTTGCAGATCGCCTTCGGTCAGCTCGTCAATGCGGATGTTCCCACAGACAGGCAGAATATAGTAATCTCCGTATTTTTTGCACTGCTCAACATAGGATGTGCCGCAGGTGAGCTTCAGTTCTTCTACCCACTGGGCATAGAGGGCGCTGACCTTCTTTTTTCCGTCTCTGATGCTATCATCAAGCCATGCATCCGCTTTTGCGTTTGCTTCCCGCTGGCCGGTGCGGCCCGGCGTACTGCTGTAAAACCGTTTGCGGGTGCCATTCTTCTGAACTGCGATGCACCAGCGCTTTTCCTTCTCGACCCAAAATGCCGTGTTGGTTCTCTTTTTCATAAAATCCACCTCCATATACAAGGGTACACTTTGACAAGCCTGCCCGGAGGTGGTATCATAGTCTGTGCAGAGGTTCGCCAAAATCTACTGTACAGAGCCGTGACGCCTTCGGGCAAGCGGTTCGGAAACCTCCTTCGGTGCTGGTAACACCGGGGGAGGTTTTTTTATTTGTTTGTGCAAATCAAAATTATGCTATACTTTAGCATAATTTTGATGTATAATGAACGTGAACGAATCTTTTCATTCATACACAGAAAGAAAGGTGCTATCATGTCAGAGCGTCAGAATGCCGTCGAACTTTATCTTGACGAAAAAGACTTCAAAATGAAGTTGAACGGTGTTGAAGTCCATCGCGTCAAAGGCTTCTCCATCCAGTGCGATGCGGGCCATCCCCTCGCAGATATGACGCTGAACATTTCGGTGGACAAACTGAAACTCGGTTAATGGAGTTTACTCCACACATCCAGCGCCTTGTCAATGCCGCGTTCGACAGCCGTTTCGCCGTACTCGATAGCCTTCGGAAACAGATCGCAGGCACCCATCATGTAAAGGTCGATATAGCCATCATCACGCAGTTCCGCAAGCGCCTCTCTCACGTCATCCCACGGGATCCCCGGCAATGCAGCCGACACATCTTCTGATGCAAAGTATTTTGCCTGAGACTTCGGCAAGGTTTTGCGGCGCTCCGTGTATGCACGATAAAGTTTCAGCAAGACCTTTTCGGTATCTTTTGTCATCCCGTATTTTCTCCTTCTGCGCCCTCGGTGTTCGCAGCACCGGGGGCGTTTTTGTTTAGTTCACATCAGTTATTCAAAGCCTTTGCGCGCACAGTCGGGCTTGCTGCCTTGAACAGATCATATGCGTTCAAAACATCCGTAATCGCCTGACGCTCTTCGGGGGCGACTATGTGGTCGATGCTGCCACCATCGCCGCTGTATCGGATAATGATTTCATCAGCGCTCAAAATATTCTTAAACCACTGGATATCTTCATCATCGCCTACAAAGGAGGTCAGTTCCCAATACTGCTTTCCATCATAGCCACGATCCACATCCGTCCAATCAATCGTGTAGGTATATTTATACTCGCCCGCGCGAATCGTAATCGTGTCCAAGTACACATATTTGTTGCCGCTACACAGAACCATGAAAAACATTGACGGATCATTGGTGCTGCCATTTACAAAGAAGGGCAGTATATAGCTTTTGCCTTGATTGCTCAGTCGGTCTTCCGTGGGTGACACATAGCTTCTTGCGTCCTCGACCTTATCGTAACTGATTTTCAGCTTTGCAAGAGCGTCTTTCAGTCCCAGCACCTGCTGGGCTTCAGCCAGAACCGCAAAGTTACTGACCTGCGCCTTGCTTGCATCGTCCAATTCATTATAGGCATTTACGGCAGCCACAATTGCCGGGCGGCGGGCAGTCGTGACGGTTCCGATTTGGTTGATCAGGCTTTCCACCTGCGCTACCGTCGCAGTATTGCATTCTTCAAGAGCGGCTGTGCTCATATATTCTGCTGGGCTGACAGCCATTGCCGGCGCTGCCACAGATACAAGCGTTGCGGCAATGCACAGTGCTGCAGCGGTCTTTTTCATAGTTTTCTTCATACATAACACTCCTTCGCTATATAGACTGGAATGACTCCGATAATCCAAAATCACCCCACCCAGTGCGTCCAGCCTACGGCCTTGCCCTCAATGTGCACCTCTTCCAGTTGGGAGCCGGTATAGACCATGGGCGCATAGGCCGGGTTTGCGGGCATCAGGGTCAGCGTGCCGGGGTTGTAATATACCCGCTTGAGGGTAGCTTCGCCGTCAATGCGCACTGCGGCGATCTCTCCGTTCTCCACCTCCGGCTGGATGCGGATATACACCACGTCTTTATCGTGGATGCCGGCATCTACCATGCTGTCGCCGTGGCAGGTCAGGGAAAAATCGCACCGGATGTTCTCCGGCACGTCCACCATTTTTTCAATGTTCTGCTCTGCCGTGATGGGTTCCCCGCAGGCAATGGCTCCGATCAGCGGGATCTTCTTCATCTTTGGCATCGGCTCAAAGCCCGGGGGGATGGTGGGCTTCTTGGGCTCCGGCTGTTCTTCCCAGCCCATCAGGTAGGCGGGGGTGGTCTGCAGCGCATCAGCAAATGCTGCAATTTTTGATTGTGGGATATCGGCTTTACCATTTTCAATCTTACTTATAGAAGATTTATCTTTATAGCCCATCTTGTGAGCCAGTTCTTCGACTGTTAAGCCAAGCTCCGTGCGGCGGCTTTTGATTCTGTCGTATAGAGTTGCCATAAAATCACCAACCTTCGCTCTTATCTTATCATAGAGTGGAATAATATTCAAGTATTTTTTATTTTTTCCTCAAAAAAGGTTGACTTTATTTCCACTCGGTGCTATTATGTGGTTAGTGGAATTCAATTCCACTTTGAAAGGAGGTGACAACCATGACCGACACCAATGCGCTGCGTTCCATCATTGCAGATTCCGGGCTTAAATATAAGGCCATTGCCGAAATTATGGGCCTGACACCGTATGCTTTGCAGATGAAAATTGATAACGAGACCGAGTTTAAGGCCAGTGAAATTGACACTCTGGCCAATACTCTCGGCATGGACATGCAGCAGCGTGATTCCATATTTTTTTGCAAGAAAAGTGGAATTTAATTACACTTTTCTTGCAAGTTTCATTTTCAAAGGAGGTGAAGAAGATAAAAACCACACGTTGTAAACTTTTCACTGACATGGTTCTCGGCAATCTGCTGGACGCACAAAAAAATATGGCATCCGCCGAAAAGGTAGATGCCAAAAGACTGATTCTGTTGAGTCGCTTCATTTTACGCCTTTTGAAGCAGCTGGACGATGAAGTCATAGAGCTGAGTGCGGAAGCAGAGAAGCAGCGGAGTTAATACCCAGTAGAGCAGTTGAAAAATCTTTGGTGCAAACTTCTTTTCAGACACACCGAAATACTCGCACAACTTGCTTGGAAGAAAAGCCACCAACTGTACCCAGTAGAGCGGGGACAAGCATTCTAGGATATTCATTCGGAATGTGCCCCTTGCCTTTGAAAAGCAGTTTTGCATTGCGCTTACCGTGTCCTCTCTGGTATTTGCCATATTTTCAAACACCGACACATTCGTCACTCTAAAATGTCCTCCACCAACAAAGTCTGTATATGGAAGAACGATATCGCTTACTTTTGCTTGCTGAAAAAGTTTCTTCACTGGTGCTGTGTGTACTGCAAAGTCATTGCAGGCTCCCTTCAGGTACGATTCATAGATTTTCTGATAATGAATTGTACGGATCAGGCCTGACAGCGAAAAGACAAAGCGGTACACGATTACGACCGCAATCACAAAAATCAAGTTTTTCACAGTTTCACCTCCCTTCCGCCCTCTATTCTACCGCAGAAGGGAGCCACCCACAAGGAGGCACATATTCACCATGAACGACATTATCTTATCCACCCAGAACGGCGAACCGGTAGCATCCAGCCGGGACGTTGCCAAGCGCTTCGGCAAGGAGCACCGCAATGTCATGCGCGACATTGAAAACCTCATGTCGGAGGGGGTGCTCAAAATTGAGCAGACCCCGCTGTTCTTCAAATCCGAGTACACCCACCCGCAGAACCACCAGAAGTACCCCATGTACCTGATGAACCGGGACGGCTTTTCCCTGCTGGCCATGGGCTTTACCGGCAAGGAAGCCGTGCAGTGGAAGCTCAAGTACATCGAGGCCTTCAACCAGATGGAGAAGCAGCTGGCACAGCGCCCGCAGCTTTCCCGCGCGGAGCTGATGGCGCAGGCCCTTATTGCCGCCCACGACGAGCTGGAACACAAGGACGCTCAGATTGCAGAGCTGACCCCGAAGGGCATCTTTGCGGATGCTGTAAGCGCCAGCAAGAAGAGCATCCTTGTAGGTGAGCTGGCAAAACTGCTGTGCCAGAACGGTGTGCAGATCGGGCAGAACCGGCTGTTCAGCTGGATGCGGGAGCACGGCTATCTGATCCGCGACCCCAAGCGCAGCGACTATAATATGCCCACCCAGCGGGCCGTGGAAATGTGCCTGTTTGAGATCAAGGAGACCACCGTGGTGCACTCGGACGGCCACACTAGCATCAACAAGACCCCGAAGGTGACTGGAAAGGAACAGATTTACTTTGTGAACCAGTTCCTGAATGGCCGGGCAAAGCGGCTGGAAGCGTGAAAGAAGGTGATAATTTGAAGGTAAACATGAAAAAAATTGAATCCCTGATGATTTTACGGGGAGTAAATGTTACCGAGCTGATGCAGGCTGCTGGCCTTGAGCGGGCCACCTACTACTACATCAAAAAGAAGGGTGGCACCAGCCCCCGGACGCTCAAGACCATTGCCGACACGCTGAACGTTGACCCTCGCGAGCTTTTGAGCGAGCAGGAGAAGGAGCAGCGTCTTGGCAAGGAGACCGCCTGATGAACGGGCGGAACAAATACTGGCGGGAAGCCCGCTGGGACAAGAACCAGCCTGCACGGCTGGCACACATCAAAGAAAAGAGGTCGAAAAAGCATGATGAAGGTCGTACAGGGCACCTTCCGGCAGATTCCGTACTGGAAGCTGCGGGGGCGGTTCCACAGCTGCGGCTACCGCGATCAGGAAGTCGCTGAACATAGCGGCATTGGCCGGTACACTATGAGCGCCCGGATGAACGGGCACCAGCCGTGGACAAGTAAAGAGATCGCAGCAATTTGTGAACTGTTGGACATCCGGCAGGACGAGATCGGGGAGCTTTTCTTCCCGGAAGTGGGCAAGGAGGATGAAACCGCATGAGAATCAAATCCGGCGTATGGTACTGGCTGGCAATGGCCTGCTTTGTGGTAGGCCTGCTGTACGGCATAGGCGTTGAGGGCACTGCCCAGACACTGGGCACCGTCTCGGACGGCGCGTTCATCACAGCAATGGTGCTGATTCTGCTGGCGGTGTTCTTCATGCGGCTGGGCTTTGCAGCCGAAGCGCGTGAGAAGCGGCCCCGCAAGATTCACCATCAGCCCCAGAACACCGTGAAGAGCGGTAGAAAGGCGGGCTGAACATGGCAGTCAACAACAATATGATCTACACCCGCGTCTGTGTTGACTGCGGGAAGGTGATGCACAATGTGGGCCGCCGCGCGGAGCGGTGCCCGGAGTGCCGCGCTGTACATATCAGGGTGAAAGCTCTCGAAGCAAGCTACCGGGAGCGCACAGAGCAACTTATCCGCCAGCAGGAAGAGCGGGCCGAGGCAATCCATCAGGGCCTTGTGGACGACAACGAGCGTTTCACAGCAAGCGCCGGGACCTACGGCAAAGGCCGCATCAAAGAGATTTTGGCCGCACAAAAGAAAAAGCAGCCTGCTGGTGTTGGCGCACCGGCAGGCTGCAAGGGCTGATGGATTTTACAGGTCACATCAACCCGAAGATAACACATTTTCGGAGGTTTTACAAGATGGAAAAAAATTATGTTGAGATTCAGGGCCGCTTTTCGAGCGACGGCAAGTTTATGGACGGCAAGTACGTCCCCGGCATCGTTGACGAGCTGCTTGACAGCGTTTCGGGTGCATTCAACGACACTACCGGTCTGCACCGCCTGCGCGTCACGGTCGAGGTTGAAGATCTGGGCGCGGATGTCAAGTTCGGGAAGCCTGCAAGCGAAACGCAGCACTCCCCTGCTCTGCAGCGTTTGACCGCTGGAAAGCTGATTCCTGCACAGGACATCTCCCCTGCCGCCATTGACCCCGCACCTGAGGTGGTAGCATGAACCAGATGTATGATCTTGCCCTTGACGGCTATGGCCCGGCACTTGAGCCGCCGGACGACTACTATTTCCTGCCGCGAGGGGCAGAACAGACCGAAGATCAGGAGGATGAAGAGTAATGGAAAGCACAAGCATTTACGCCGCTCTGGCCGCTGTGCAGAGCGAACTCAAGGCCCCGAAAGGGCAGATGAACACCTTCGGCGGGTACAGGTATCGTTCCTGTGAGGACATTTTGGAAGCAGTGAAGCCTATTCTCAAGGCTCATAACCTGCTGCTTACGCTCTCCGATGAACCGAAGGTTCTTGAGGGGTGGCACTACATCGAAGCCACTGCAAAATTGGAATCTCTGGATGGTGGCTGCATTTCCGTGAAGGCATACGCAAGAGAGCCGGAGCAAAAAACCAAGATGGACGCTGCACAGGTGACGGGAACATCCAGCAGCTACGCCCGCAAGTATGCCCTGAACGGCCTGTTCTGCATCGACGATACCAAGGATGCCGACACGGACGAGTATCATGCGGCAGAAGGTCGAAACCCCGCAGGTGGGAACAAGCCGCCGAAGCAGTCCGCCCCGAAGCGTAATGCTCCTGCCCCGAAATCGCAGCCTGTACAGGAAAAGTCTTTTGTCTGCGCCTGCTGTGGCAAGCCCTTGCAGCCGGTGACCTATAAGGGCCGCACCGTTGAACCGGCAGAGACCGCCGCAAGCACCAAGAAGAAGTTTGGGCGCGTTCTATGCTGGACGTGTGCCCAGAAGCAGCCGAAGGAGGGCTGATCTATGCTGAACATGATCGCAATTATGGGCCGCCTGACCCACACCCCGGAACTCCGCACCACCACAAGCGGCAAGGAGGTCTGCTCCTTTGATATCGCCTGCGAACGCAGCTATTCTGCCAATGGCCAGCGCGAGACGGATTTCTTGCCCTGCGTTGCATGGGGCAAGACGGCACAGTTCGTGTCCCAGTATTTCGACAAGGGCAGCATAATCGCCGTCAATGGCAGCTTGCAGACCCGGAAATATCAGGACAAGCAGGGCAACAACCGCACTGCCTATGAGATTCAGGTGCGTGAGGTCAGCTTTTGCGGCTCGAAAGCCCCTGACAACACGTCTACACGGGGTTTTGATGAACAGACGGAAAGTTATGCCCGCGAAGCTAGAAACGCTCAGAGCGCCCAGCAGACGGCTGAGACCGGCACGGACGATTTTGCCGTTATCAACGACGATGAAGATTTGCCGTTCTGAGCGGCAGAAATGAGGGAGAGAAAAATGCCAGCAAAAAGAAATATTATGCCGGAAGAGGTGCGCAATGCAAAGCTTCTTCTTAGTAAGGGCCTGTCAGATGCAGAGGTCGCAGCCATTATCGGTCGTTCCGTGTCGGCAGTTATCAATATCCGCAACGGTGCATACGACTTCATGCTTGCGGATGTACCGAATGATACCCCGGATGATAGCCGGGTGTGTATCCTGCTGAAATCTATCGACAGCCGCCTGTACCAGCAGAACGAAGACATGAAGAAGGCCATTGACCAGCTGGTGGTCCTGAACAGTGCCCTTGTTGAGCTTCAGAACGAGATCAAGGTGTGCTCTTCCTGCATGACGGCAATGCTGGATGCCCTGAACGAACTCAAGAGCAAGAACAGCCAGCAGGCTGAACAGGAAACCACCCCTACGAAGTATCCGGGCAAGAATTTTGCGAACTGGGGAGAGGTTATTCGCCGTGTTGAGGTCTACGGTGACAAGTTCATTGCGGACAACCTGCGCGGAACCAAGGCCAGTCTGGACGGCGTTACGCTGTATCTGGCCTGCACCCCCAGCACGAAGAAGTTCCTCAAAAGCAGCGCTGTTGCAATCCCCCGCATCAAACAGCAGTGCCGGAACGTCATCGGCTACGGCGTAGAGGTTAAGATCATCGACCTGTAAAAACCAAAGAAAATGGTTTTTACGAAAAGCGTTTGGTTTTCAAAAACGGGAAGGAGGTGGTTAGTGGTGGACGATATCGAAATGGCTCGCCCAAAAGGCTTGTTGATACCCTTTGACAAGTTCGTAATCTTGGACATCCTGCCACCTGAGCAATACAAAAACGTGCTCACAAAAATGCGGCAGTATGTGGAGCACGGCAAAGAGCCGGAAGGGCTTGAGCCTATCGAACAGGTGGCCTTTGAATCCCTGCGCTCATTTATGGACGAAAACATAAAGACGTATCAACGTTCTATTCTTGCGCACCGAGAAGCAGGTCGAAAGGGCGGCAGACCAAAGAAAACCGACGAAAACCAAAAGGTTTTTGACGATAACCAAACGGAACCAATTGGTTTTTTTGAGAAACCAAACGAAACCAAAAGGCCCCTAAAGTACAAAGTACAAAGTACAACAGATACTAAAGTATCTGATAGTAGTAGCGCTGAAGCGCTGTCCCCTACCCCCAAAAGCAGGTTTTCACCGCCGGATGTTGAAACGGTGAAAAGTTACTTTGCGGAGAAGGGTGGCACAGAAGGGCAGGCTATTCGGTTCCATGCCTACTACGAGTCCAACGGCTGGAAGGTGGGCCGGAATCCCATGAAGAACTGGAAGGCTGCAGCATCCGGGTGGATATCCCGTGACAGTGAGCAGCAACCGAACAAGCCTGCACCGGGCAATACATCCAGATCTGCAGCGGATGTCTATGCAGACATCTTCAAGGGGGTGATTTGATTGACGATGGAGAAGACCATCGAACTGCTGGCCGTGGCAGATGCCTATTTCGGCAAGCCCCAAACAGACGAGAGCCGGAAGGCGATTTCCACTGTCTGGGCAAAGTCAGACCTTCGGACGGCCCCGGATGATATCGCAGAACAGGCGTTTTACGATGTCATACCGCACTGCAAGTGGCAGAACCAGCTGCTTCCTGACTGGCTGGCGCGGATTCAGAAGATTCAGGGAGAGCGACTCATGACAGAGCGTTGCCTGCATTCACACCGTAAGTTGCAGAAGATGCTGAAAGCCCGCGCAGAGCGGAAGCTTTTGAAAGAATAGCCAGCATATGGCGTTCAGAGCGTCCTGCACGGCTCCCTGAACGCGGTTTTAGGGCAAACCGGCAAAGTTATACTGCAAAACGCAAAACGCCGTTCAGAGCCATTTCTCAGGCTCTGAACGTATGGAGGTAAAAAGCACTATGAACCTGTATGAGATCAACTCGCAGATTTTGGACTGCATCGATCCGGAGACCGGCGAGGTTATGGACATCGACCGGCTAGAAAAGCTGAACATGGCAAAGGCAGAGAAGGTGGACAACATCGCCTGCTGGGTAAAGAATCTCGAAGCCGATGTTGCGGCCTTTGAAGCGCAGGAAAAGGCTTTTGCTGACCGCAAGGCAGCCGCAAAGCGCAAGATCGACAGTCTCAAGCACTATCTGACCGATGCTCTGGGTGGGCAGAACTTCAGCAGTGACCGGTGCGCGGTGAGCTTTCGCCGCAGTAAGGCCGTCTGCGTGCTTGATGAAGCTGCCATCCCTGCCGAGTACATGACCGAGATGACCACCCGCGCACCCAACAAGACGGCCATTGCGGCCCTGCTCAAGACCGGCACGGCAGTGCCCGGCTGCGAGCTGGTTGAGCGCGTGAACCCGTCCGTGAAGTGATGGGGGGAAGGATCGCAGGCCGATATCACCGCTGCCCCCCGTGAAGCTGCAAGGTTGCTGGCGAGCGAACTGACAAGGAGGGAGATTGAAAAATGAGTGAATTTATCGACCGTGAAAAAGCCATTGCAAACATCAAAGCGGCATATTGCTGTGGCTGCGAACATTACAACGGCGTAAGATGCCGCGCGTGTCAGATTATGGACGCAATGGATGTGCTGGAAGATGAACCGGCAGTCGTCCCGGATGCCCAGCGCTGGCGCAAGACCGCAGAAGAGCCGCCGACAGAAAATGATGCTGCATACGGAAAGGTCATCGCATTTTATCGTTGGGCAAAGGCAGCACAGGCCGCAAAGTGGGATTTTGTGGCAGGTGCACCGGATACTTTTCCTCTTTGAATGCCGATGCCTGAACTTCCGAAGGAGAACTTATGACATTAGGATTCGCAATGTTTGTCGCAACATTTATGGTTGCTGTTGTTGCAGCTATTATGGCAGTCTGCTATGCGCTTGTCTGGCTGCTGCGCGATCACCCCATAGCTCTTGCAGCAACTACCGCTTTTATGATTTGGATGCTTGCTGTGGCTCTGATCTACAAAGTAGGAGGTGCGCCGTGATTGAAGTCGAACAGCTTTCACTTTTCACGATGCTGTCCCCTGTTCCGCCTGCCGTAGCGGTCTGCTGCATGGATGGAAGCCGGGTTGATGCTACACCTGCAGAAAGCTGGATGCAGCGGCTTGTGCAGGGCGGTGAGTATGTCGTTCAGGTCGCTGGTCATCCGATGGTGCTCAGACCGGCAGATGGCACGGAAGAAACCATTCCGGACGGACACAGGTATTATCACTACACAATCGGGAACCGCCTGTTTTCGGGCGTTTTTGTGGGGAGAGCCAAAGCGTAACGGCTCGCAATATATGGGAGATGAAAACGTGACATACAAAGAATTTTTGGAGCGCAAAATCGACATTGCGCCCCTGTCAGGCATTGAGATTGACCCCGCAGAGGTCAACCCGGTGCTGAAAGATCACCAGCGCGTGAGCGTCCTGTGGGCGCTGCGCGGCGGTCGGCGCAGCATCTTTGCCCGCTTCGGTCTGGGCAAGACGGTCATGCAGCTGGAATGGTGCAGAATCCTTCAGAAGCACGAGGGAGGCCAGACACTCATTGTGATGCCGCTGAACGTAATGCCGGAGTTCCGGGCAGATGCGGTCAATCTGCTGGGCATGGAAGAACCGCCCTACTGCAAGACCATGGCCGAGGTGGAGGCCAGCACGGCCCCCATCATCCTGACCAACTACGAGAGGGTTCGCGATGGCGATATTGACCCGCACCGCTTCACGGCGGTCAGTCTGGACGAGGCTGCAACGCTGCGCAGCTTCGGCAGCAAGACCTACCAGAGCTTCATGCTCAAGTTCAAGGGCGTGAAATATAAGCTGACAAACACCGCGACCCCGGCCCCGAACCGGTTCAAAGAGCTGATTCACTATGCGGGCTTTCTGGAAGTGATGGACACCGGACAGGCGTTGACCCGCTTTTTCAAGAGGGACAGCACCAAGGCCAACAATCTGACCTTGTATCCTGGCCGCGAGCGCGAGTTCTGGATCTGGTGCGCCAGTTGGGGCCTTTTCCTGCAAAAGCCGAGCGACCTCGGATTCTCGGATGACGGCTATTCACTGCCGCCGATGGATATCCGATACCACAAGCTGAACAGCCTTGACCGGCCCGCCGAATTTGAAGCGGACGGCCAGATGAAGCTCGGCCATGATGCCGCCATGGGCTTGTCGGATGCAGCCAAGGAGAAAAGGGACAGCATCGATATTCGCGCCGCCGAGGTAGCCCGCATCATTGCGGAGGCACCGCCGGACGAGCATTTTGTGGTCTGGCACGATTTGGAGGACGAGCGCAAGGCGCTCAAAAAGGCCGTGCAGGAGATGGTCGATATCTACGGCAGCATGGAGCTGGAAACCAGAGAGCAGCGGGTCATGGACTTCGCACAGGGCCGCACCCGCATCTTCGGAACCAAGAAAAGCCTGTCCGGTTCCGGCTGCAATTTCCAGCGCCATTGCCACCGCGCCATTTTCATGGGCATCGACTACGAGTTCAACGACTTCATTCAAGCCATTCACCGCATCTACCGTTTCCTGCAAAAGTCCCCGGTCATCATCGACATCCTGTACATGGACACGGAGACGGAGGTGCTGCTGGCGCTGCAACGCAAGTGGAGACAGTACGATGAACTGAGCGAGCAGATGGAGGAAATCATCAAAGAATACGGTCTCGGTAGCCTTGCGCTTGAGACCCTGAAGAGAACGATAGGATGTGAGAGAGTGGAAGTCAAGGGAAACAATTACACGGCCATCAACAACGACTGTGTGGAAGAAGTCCGGAACTGGCCAACGGACAGCATTGACCTGTATGTGACTAGTATCCCGTTCGGCAACCATTACGAATATTCGCCCTCGTACAATGACTTCGGCCATAACCCGGATGATGCAGAGTTCTTCCGTCAGATGGACTATCTGACCCCGGAACTGCTGCGCACCCTGAAGCCGGGTCGCGTGGCTGCAATCCATGTGAAAGATCGCGTGGAGTTCGCCAACGTCACCGGCCTTGCAGCGCCGACCATTGAGCCGTTTCACGCGGACTGTATCGCTCATTTCCGGAAGCATGGGTTCGCCTATTTCGGAATGATTACGGTTGTCACGGACGTTGTCCGGGAGAATAACCAGACCTACCGTCTGGGATGGACGGAGCAGTGCAAGGACGGCACGAAGATGGGTGTTGGCTGCCCAGAATACATCCTGCTATTCCGCAAGCTGCCCACCGATTGCAGCCGTGGATATGCCGATACGCCGGTGAAGAAGTCCAAAGAGGAATACACCCGCGCCCAGTGGCAAATTGACGCTCACGCATTCTGGCGCAGCAGCGGCGACCGGCCTTTCACCCGCGAGGAACTGGAAAAAATCCCGACCTCCAAGCTGCAAAACGTATACCGCAAGTTCAGCCGGAACAGCGTCTACTCCTACGAGGAACACGTCAAGCTCGCGGAAAGTCTGGACAAGGATGGCCGTTTGCCGTCCACGTTCATGGTGGTCGCTCCCGGCTCGTGGGACATGACCGTCTGGGACGATATCAACCGGATGCGCACCCTAAACACCACCCAGAGCCAGCGGCGGCAGAACCTCCACGTTTGCCCGCTTCAGATCGACATCGTGCAGCGCCTGATTGAGCGGTACAGCAACGAGGGCGAGCTGGTAGCTGACCCCTTTGCGGGGCTGTTCACTGTGCCGTATGAGGCCGTGAAGATGAACCGCAGAGGCAAGGGCGTGGAGCTGAACCCGGATTATTTCCGTGACGGCGTGGGCTATCTGGAATCTGCGGATGCAGAAAAGGATGCACCCACTCTGTTTGACCTGTTGGAGAATGGAGCTTGAACATGAGCAATGACAACATGAGCCGGAACGCCGAGCATTATGCAGATCCGACCCCCTGCGCAGCTTTCCGCAGCATGCAGAAGGATGAGCGGCAGAAGGAAGCTGCCAAACTGCTGCAAATCAGCCTCCTCGTGCCCCTGCTTCGGCAGGTGGCCGAGTGGGCAGGGTTCGAGATCATAGGCCGCATCCCGCTGAGGGACAAGGCCACCGGAAAGGAGTACAGGTAATGGCACAGCATTACAAGATCGACTGCGACAAGGTGGAGGACCGGAAAGCGCTGGTTGTCATCCTGTCGATGAACGGCTACACCGTCCGCGTGGGAAAGGAAAAGCGCAGCGGCAAATCTACTTTGACCTATTTTGTGGAGTATTGGAGGGGCGACGATGAATGATCAAGCGAAATCTAACCCTGAAACCGACACTATGAGGCCGGAGGACATGGCCCATTATTTGATGGATTTTTGCCATTGCCACTTAGCAGTCGGAAATGGTTGCCCGGGCTGCCCGTTTGATAAACCGACCAGCGACAACGGGGATGGAGAGTGCCGTTTGTATGTCCCCGACGACTGGGATTTTTGAGGAGGCGAAGTGAAGCATGAAAACCGAAAAGAGAATGGCCTGCTTTATCGTGTCAGCAGCATTGCTGATTGTGACGCTGTGGTTTACATCCTGTAGTTCGACATCTGCTGATGCTGAAACTAAAACTGAAGCTGAAACTGCTGACCACCCCTGCTACCATGTCACGGTCTACTCCCCGGCAATTGAAAAAGTTGGCTATGCCGGTAGGCGTAAGCCGAAGTACACCATTACCGTGGAGGACTTTGGCGAGCTGCTTCCTGACCCAAAGCTATCTGCTGAGCGTGAGTATCAGCTCCTGCAAATCCCTCTTGGAGATGGCCGATTTGAGCTGGTATCCACATCTCTGGTGGAGATCGAGTATTACTGAAGGGAGAGGTACGAGCATGAAAGCAGTCCTTTTGAGTATCCGGCCTGAATGGTGCGACCTCATCATTCGGAGGCAAAAGACCCTTGAGGTGCGCAGGACCAGCCCGAAGCTGGAGACTCCATTTAAGTGCTATGTCTATTGCACGAAAAGCAAATCCAAAATAGGCTGGCTCCTAATTGTCCCGGGCAAAGGATGGCGGCGGTTGGATGGCAATATCATTGGCGAGTTTACATGCGATAAAATCGACAAGCTCGTCCACGTCGGAACGATGATGGACATAAACATTTTGACATTGGACGGGTGGTATAAACCAGCTGGCGAACTGCTTCAAGCTGCCTGTCTGACCGAAGCAGCCGCTAAAAAATATCTGCAAGGTCGTAATGGCTACGGCTGGCACATCTCTGACCTGAAAATTTATAATCAGCCGAAAGACATCATGTGCTTTCACCGTGCTGTCGAGGAAAACGAACTGTGGTGCAAGAAATGCGCAATTGGCAAGAAGAAAGATGTACACTGCGCATTTTGCTATGGACTGGATGGCCTTAGACTCCGTCGTCCGCCCCAAAGCTGGTGCTATGTGGAGGAATTGAGCAATGGATAACCGAAGAACGGCGGCCAGTATTCGCCGCAGCTATACCGGTGCCCGAAGCCGCGCAGAGGGCGCTGGCTTTGAAAGCATCATTGACAATGCCTGCGCCTATTACAGATCCATCGGCCTTGCAGACATCGAAAAAACACCGGAGCCGATGCGCCCGATTGGAAGCCCGGACCGTGCTGGCCGGTTCCTTGCCTGCTACACGAAACAGGCCCAGCCGGACTACAAAGGCATTCTCAAAGGCGGAAGAGCCATCAATTTTGAAGCAAAGCACACTGACAGTGACCGGCTGACCTTTGATCGTGTGTTGGCCGCACAATCGCTCCGTCTGAGCCGCACAGAAGCCCTCGGAGGTGTCGCCTTTGTACTATGCTCATTTAGCGGCAGGGCTTTCTACCGCGTCCCGTGGGCCGTCTGGAAGGACATGAAGCGCCTGTTTGGCCGAAAGTACATCACCCCTGCTGATTTGGCGGAGTACCGCGTCCCGTTCGCAGCGCCCGGAGTGTTGCTATTTTTGGAGGGAGTAAAGGAGAAAAAAGATGGTCTTCACATGTGCACCTGAAAATGAAAAGCGAGACGGTGTAGACTACCGCGATGTCAAGGCATGGTTTCAACAGTGCAGGGACTACAAGATAGACGTGGATAGGCAACTTGAACGTATTCACAGGATCTATGGCAGCGCTACAAAGATTACGCAGAACCTTTCCGGTATGCCTACTGCGTCAGGAAACGGAGACAAAATCGGTAATGCTGCTGTGGATATCATTGAGGAACAGACGCGGTATCGGGAGATGGTGAAGCGGCTGACAGCGTTGCAGAACGAGGCAACAAAGCGGGCATATTGCCTTGTCGTTGCTACAGAGTGTGCAAATGCGATCGTAGATTTTTACGTTAATGGAAAAACGCAGGATCAGATTGCCGATGAAACAGGGGTTTCCGGTGTTGATATTGTCCGGAAGCGTATTAACCGGGGTTGCAAAGCTCTTGCAGAGATCTGGTCAGACTTCAGCACTGTATGAATTGTACAAATTGCATAGAAAGGCACCGTTTATTTTGTGATGTCCCGGCACTCCCGAAACGGGGCGCAGTAAGGTAAAATCAGTACAAGCGGAACCGCGCACAGCGGAGCGCCGCTTCTACGCAGTCTCCGAAACGAACCTCCATGATAATTTCCTCCTTTTGGCTTTGCATGCATTTTTCTCTCTTCCGTTTCGCGGACTGCTCTATGCGATACATTGAAACAAAGGCAGCCTGCCGCTCATGAGAGACAGGAGGCGGTTCGATTCCGCCGTATCGCACCGTATGGCGCATGGACTAGACAACCCGCAAGGCCGCACGTGCAACCTCCCGTGCCAAGAAAAGACCTTAGAATCCTTGCCAAGGTGTAGCTTTCCTGACAGGATGTGCGCCAACCAACAGCCCCGGCGGAGAACCGGAGCTGTTTTTATATGGCCGCCTGAGCGCAATTTGGAGCGCGGCGCGTGTGTGTAGACACGGCTGGTTCGATTCCAAGGGCGGCTTTTTACTCTGGTAGCTCAATTGGCAGAGCGATGGTCTCCAAAACCGTAGGTTGCAGGTTCAAGGCCTGCCCAGAGCGCCATGCAATGTACAGTCGGGGGACGGCTGTGCAAAGCATAGCGGGGCATCTGGCCGCGAAAGTTCCGGATGCAGCAGCGCCCACCGTTTGACGCATGTCCAACGAACTGAATGCACGGGCGCTGCTTATTTTTTTGAATATCCCGCCGTTCGGATCTTCCGGGCGGCTTTTTGATTTTACGGCAAGAGAGGTGGTGACGTGGCCAACGAAGAAAATCTCATCCCGTTCAACGAACGAACGGAGAGCGAACAGAGACAGATCGCCCAGAAGGGCGGCATTGCTTCCGGTGCGGCCCGCCGCCGCAAGCGCAGCATGAAAGAAGCGGCCGACTACTATCTCAGCCTGCCGGAGACCGACCGCCGCCGGGTGAATGCCCTGCTGCGGGACGAGGTGGACAATGAGGACATCGACAATCAGATGTCGGTGGTCATGGGCATTACTGAAGCCGCGAAGCGCGGTGATGCCCGTGCCGCCGGGGTGCTGCTGAAGATGCTGGGCGAGGAGACCGTGCAGGAGGACCCGGCGGCGGATGCACTGGAAGCTGCCCGTAAACTGCTGGGAGGTGTGGACAGTGCCATTGACTGAGTTTCAGCAGGAGTTCCTTCGCAATTGCTCCCACCGCTGGAACGTCAAGACTGGGGCCACCCGCTCCGGCAAGACCTATCTGGACTGCGCTGTTACCATCCCCAAGCGCATCTGCGCGGCCCGGGACGAAGGCCTTTGCGTCATGCTGGGCAACACCCTCGGCACGCTGGAGCGCAACGTGCTGGAGCCCATGCGGGCCCTCTGGGGTCCGGAGCTTGTGGGCGTGGTGCGCACCTCGGCGTCCGGCAACATCGTGCAGCTGTTCGGCCGCAAAGTGTACGTGCTGGGTGCCGACAACAAAAAGCACATTGCCCGCATTCAGGGTGCAGCCTTCGAGTACGCCTATGGGGACGAGATCACCACATGGGACGAAGGTGTATTTCAGATGCTGAAAAGCCGTCTGTCCTGTCCGCACAGCCATTTTGACGGCACCTGCAACCCGGATAACCCCCAGCACTGGTTCAAGCAGTTTCTGGACAGCGACGCGGACATCTACTGTCAGGCCTACACCATCGACGACAACCCCACTCTGCCGCCGGAGTTCGTGGCACAGCTGAAAAAGGAGTACGCGGGCACGGTCTACTATAACCGCTTCATCCTCGGCCAGTGGGCCGCAGCGGGCGGCATCATCTACCGCCCTTTTGCAGACAGCATTGCCGCCGGGGATGGCCGTTTCCTCTGGCCTGCGGACAACCCCTGCCGCCCGTGGCGCATCCACATCGGGGTGGACTTCGGCGGCAACGGCTCCCGGCACGCATTCGTGGCCACCGGCATCCTGCCCTACTACGCGGGGGTCGTGGGTCTGGCATCCGCCCGCATCGACCCGAAGAATCAGGACGCTGACTACCTTGCCGCGCAGCTGATCGATTTCTGCACCGCCGTGTTCGCACGGTACGGCGAGATCCACTATCTTTTCTGCGACAGCGCCGAACAGACGCTGATCAACCACATCCGCACCCGGCTGCGTGCCTCCCGCCTGAGCTGGCTGGCCGACCGGGTCAACAACTCCGCCAAGATCCAGATCATCGACCGCATCCGCCTGACGTCCATCCTGATGGGCGGCGGGCGCTTTTGGTATATGCCGGAAGCTGCCACCCTGAGGGACGCCCTTGCCAGCGCCCTGTGGAGCCAGAAGCACCCCGGCGTGGATGAACGTCTGGACGACGGCACCACCGATATTGACACCCTCGATGCCTTCGAGTACACCATCGAACGCGATTACAGGAGACTGACTGCAAGATGAACGTTGCCGCTTTTATTGAATACCTGAACAAAACCCATGGCTGGCAGATCGACGCCTCCTATTATGCCAAAATTGAAAAATGGCGGCAGTGGTGGCAGGGCTATGTACCCAGCGTGCATAATATCAAGATCACGCGGGAGGACGGCGAACACAAGCGCCGCCGGGCGTCCCTGCGGATGCCCAAGCGCGTGTGCGAGGACTGGGCAAATCTGCTGCTCAACGACAAGACCACCTTCCAGATCGGCGACGCCGCCACCGCTGCCTACCTGCTGGGCAGCGATGAACAGCAGACCGGGGGCCTTTTGCGGCAGCTGCATTTCTGGGAGAACGCCAACAAGCTGGTGGAAAAAGCCTACTGGTCCGGAACCGGCGCCTTCGTACTGAGCGTGGAGGGCATCAAGGGCACAGACGGCCAGCTGGAAGCAGACCAGGATGCCCGCATCGTACTGGACTACGACCCTGCATCCTGCATCCTGCCCATCAGCGTGGAGCGCGGCGTCGTGACCGAAGCCGCATTTGTATCGGAATGTCTGATAGACGGCAGGCCCTGCGCCTATCTGCAGACCCACACGGTCAGGGACGGCAGCCGCGCCATCATCAACGAATGGTTTGAGATCGGTCAGGGTCAGAACGGTGCACCGGTGTTCACGCCGCGCAAAGCGCCTGTAGGTACGGTGACTGAATTGCAGCCGGAGGGATCCCCGCCGTGGTTCAGCCTGTTTTCCCCTGCCGCTGAGAAGAACATCGACGGCGGTACGGGTCTGGGCATGGCCGTGTTCGCGGAAGCTCTTGACGCCGCGCAGGGCGTAGACCTTGCCTTTGACAATTACCGGCAGGACCTTTACCTTGGCGGCAAGAAGATCTTCTACGACCGCAGCCTGTGCAAGGTGGTGATCGGTGCCGATAGCCAGCCGCATTACATCCCGCCCGACGACATGAGCGCACAGCAGTTCTTCTCGCTGCCCGGCAAGGAAGCTAGTCTGGATGCCGCGCCGGAGTGGCACGAGTACAACCCGGATCTGCGCACCGAGGACAACCACCGGGCCGTGCAGGATATGCTGGATCTGTTCAGCTTCAAGTGCGGTCTGGGCTGTCACCGGTACAGCTTTGAGCTGGGCAAGGTGGCCACTGCCACCGAGTACACCGGCAGCCGGCAGGACCTTGTGCAGAGCGCCAACAAGAACCAGATCCCCATTGAAACGGCGCTGATCGGCATTCTGCAGGCCATCCTGTGGGCGGCAAAGAACCTGCTGGGCGCACCGGTAGACCCGGAGACCAGCATTTCCGTCAACTGGGACGACAGTTACATCGTCAGTGAGCAGGAACGCACAAACCAGCTGCGGGAGGATGCCATTGCGGGCCTTGTGCCCCGCTGCCGCTACCTCGCCGCCCGGTACGGCCTGAGCGAAAAGGAAGCCCACGCATGGGCCGAGGAAGCCAAATCGGACAGCCACACTGACGAAGCCATCACCTTCGGGGGTGCCTGATGCTGCCGCCGAGCTATCTTGACCGGATGCCGGACGCCTTTGTGCAGCTCTGGCAGCAGGTCGAGGACGCGATCTTACAGGACGTTGCCCGGCGCATCGGCAAGATGGACGCCGTGACCCCCACCGCTAACTGGCAGCTGTGGCGCTACCAGCAGACCGAAGCGGTGCGCAACGACGTGGTGAAGCTGCTGGCGAAGTACACCGGCAAGAGCGAAACGGCCATCCGCAAGCTGCTTTTGCAGGCCGCCACCGAAGCCATGGAGCGGGAGGATGCGATCTATTACCACTACGACATGGAGCCGCCCCCTTTTGAAGAGAACGCCGCCCTGAACAACCTGCTGGATGCCGGCGCGCGGCAGACCTGCGGCACATGGCAGAACCTGACCGCCACCACGGCAAACACCGTCACAGGGGCCTTTGAACGCACACTGGACGCTGCATGGCTCAAAGTGAGCACCGGTGCCTTCGACTACAAAACCGCTGTCAAACAGGCCGTGGACAGCCTTGCGGACGAGATGCCCATGGTCACATACCCCAGCGGCCACAAGGACAGCATCGAGGTGGCCGCCCGCCGTGCCGTGCTCACCGGTGTGAACCAGACAGCTGGCAAGCTGCAGGTGGCCCGCATGGACGAAATGGGCTGCGAATTTGTGGAAACGACCGCCCATGGCGGCGCGCGTCCTTCTCATGCAGAGTGGCAGGGACGGCGCTTTCACCGGGGCGGCGCGGTGGACTACAAGGGCAGGCACTACCCGGATTTTGAAGCCGCAACCGGCTACGGCACCGGCGCAGGCCTTTGCGGCTGGAACTGCCGCCACACCTTTTTCGCGGTGTTCCCTGAGCTGGGCGACCCGCCCCAATGGACGCAGGAGCAGTTGCGGGAGCTGAACGCCCGGAACATCGAGTGGAACGGCAAAAAGTACACCGCCTATGAGATATCCCAGATGCAGCGTGCCCGGGAGCGGAACGTCCGCCGCTGGAAAAAGCGGTATCTGGCCGAGGATGCTGCCGGGCTGGACCCTACCGACAGCGCTGTGCGCCTGAAAGCGGCCCGCCAGAGCCTTGCAGAGTTTGCACAGGCCACGGGTGGCCGTGTGGACAGCGCCCGTGTCAGCGTGCCCAAGTTCGGCAGGAGCGAAGCCGGCAGGGCAAGCGCACAGGCGCGAAAGGCAGAGCTTCCTGAGGCTAAAAGTACACGAGGAAGCGGCGGCGCATCTGGACAGAATGGAAAAACCGTGCGTAAAGTTTTGGGAAAGGTCGATACGACCAACACGAAACAGGTTGACGCGCTTAAAAATTCGTTCTGTTCTGGCTATGCAAAATCTGACGTTGAGCATATGATGGTCATTACAAAAGATGGCGAAGTACATTATATGACCGACAACAATCCCAGAGGGGTTGACTGTTCGTATCTGGGTGGTAAACTGGAAGGTAGTTACAACATTCACACCCATCCACCGAAAACCACGCAATATTCTTTTAGCACAGACGCAGATATCCCCGGCGCATTCGCTGACGGTACTGCTGTCATGGAAGCGGTTGACTACAAATACCGCTATCGTTTTGTTGTACCTGAAAATATCACGTTTGAGCAGTGGGAAGCCGTGTGTGAGGAAGTTCGCGAGGAGCGAAATGCCGTAATGGAAAGCAGAGGGTATGGCTTCGATGATTATGAAGAAAATATACAGCATGTCATTATTGACGAAACATGCCGCAGACTTGGCTTGAAGTGTTATCACAGGGAGAAGCGAACATGATTTATACTCTGGAGCAGATTGACCAGCTCACAAAGGAAAGCGTCCGGCGTGAAAATGCGCTCATTGCTGAATATCGGCGTACACATACAGTCCCCGGCAGAGGGGTTATTTCTACTCCCGAAATTGATGCCGAGCGTGCAGAGCAAAAGCGTCTGTATGGGGAATACCTCAAAGCTCTTTCCAATAAGGATTAACCACCATCCACCCGGACGGTGGTTTTCTTTTGCCAATTTTTCAGGAGGTACACTATGGTTACTACTGTTCTTATTGTTCTGATGATTCTTGCCCTGCTTGAGATCGTTCTGCTGAACGGTGCCCGGCTGTTCTTCATGATTGCATCCGCCGTGCAGCAGGCGCAGGACGACAAATACACGCCGCACCCGCACCCCAAAAAGTAAGCTTTCATTCACGGAAATGCCACATTTTAACCACTATGTGCCCCGAAAAAGGCTTCATAGTGGTTTTTTCATGCCGTTTTAGCTCATGTTGGCAGAGCACCGGACTTTTAATCCGGGGGCGGCGGGTTCAACTCCCGCAAACGGCACCATGCGGCGGGCGGCGCGTACCCCGCCCACGACCGAATACTGACAGAGAACAGTGTAAAAAACTGAGGTCTCACACACGAAAGGAGTTTCCAC